GATCAGGTGCAACTAGAGATGAGAGCGAATACTCTTTCTTCCAGATAGATTCCAGAGCATCATCGTCACCCAGAAGAGGAGACACACGATCGAACTCAGAACTATCATAGTTCCAATAACCAGCAACCTTCTTCAGTTTCAGTTTAAAGTTAGCACCCTGCCAGAAATCAAAGGGATTAATGGGAGTCTCATCTTCAAACTCAGGTTGCATTGCTTCCATGATCTTATCAAAGATCTTCTTACCGAACTTGTAAAGGAAGACCTTACCCTCGTTCTGAGGATTGGATTTGTCCTGAACGACATAGATATTCGCGTAGAAGGATAGTTTACGTTTCTGTTTACGAACAATATCTTTGTTCACATCCGTACCACTGTTCCACAGTTCACGGTTCAATTCACCGACAGGATCCTTACCACCAATAGTGGTCAGAGAGTTCTCGATGTACCAACCACCAGGACCTTGGAAGGCGTGGGAGAATAGTTTGACCCAAGGGAGATCTTCTCCATCGGGTGCGGGGAGGAATCGGATGACTGCATATCCATTGCCAGTCTTATCCATCTCTGGTTTCCACAGACGTTCATCTGCTCCTCCACCAGTATTGTTTTGCTTCTCAACTTCTTTTACAAGCTTGGCTGTAAGGCTGCCAAGAGAAGACTGCTTCTTGAGATCGTTAAATCCCATCGTGTTACCTCGTATGATTGTATTTGGCTTTTGTCCCGTAGCTTAAAGGGGATTGGGTAGCCCCTGGTCTAGTGTAGGTCCTAATGGACCCAGTGTCAAGACCCTTCTCGTATTGCTTTTTTCATTTGGTCGATGATGGCGGACATGTTTGAAAAAACATATCCCAAATCAACATCGGAAGGAAAACCAAGTTGTTTAGCAGACTTAAGAATGTTTTCCTTCATCATTTTTGCTTCTAGATCATCAGACAAAGAGAGTCTCGTATAGAGAATATTCTGTTTCTTAAGCAAGTTCTCAAGCATTTCGACATGTTCTAATTTATCATCAGCATCCATTGAAGAGAAACTGAAAACCTTAGAATAGATTTCATCTTGAAGTTCTGAAATTTCTTTCATCTCTTCTTGTACGATTTCAGAATCGAAAAAACTCATTGTCCTACTATTAGTTCTTTTAAAATCTTTTTGTATTTGAAGATGTCAATCTTCAGGAAGGTATTGTATTTATCCATCCTCATGGAAAGAAATTTCCAAACAGGATCATCCAATTTCTTATCAAAAGTTTTCTTAAAACCCAAGATCCTATCAAGAATGATAAGTGTTTCTAAAGAGATGTTCTTTGCTAGATGTTCTTTGATAATCTGTGGATGACTTAATCCCTTAAATTCAAACATATCATCAAACTTTTCTCCTGTAAAGGTAGTTTCCACCTCTTCTTTAAAAACATATGAGAGTGATTGAGTTCTCTTCTTCCAATCAGTATAACTCTTCTCTCCTTTCTGCATGATCTCCCCAATCCACAGTGATTGTGGGTCATCACAAGCTACAAAGTTAGAGACAAAGAATTCAATTACTTCTGCATCATCTTTCTGCCTACTGAGTTTCTCAAAGAAAAACCTATCTCTCCTTTTATAAAAACTCTGGAGAGATGCACGAGACTTACCACAATACTTATGGTAGTCATACTTCTCTTTCGTGAAGTGATTCTTCAGTCCAAGATAAGATCTGTAGGCGTCAAAGGGAGTCACCTTAGGAATCATATAGGAAGTTTCGCATGTGAGGTTCTCTTAAGTAAATTGAGTTCCATAGCCTCATACTTCAACTTCTCTTTCAGAGGTTTAGATAATAACTTGGGAACAGACTCAATGTCAACATTGTTTTCCTCACAGAAATGCACAATCGCATCGATGTACTTCATCCCACTACCACCATTGGCAATAGTCTCGATCTGTTCTGAAAACTTACGGGAACAATAAAACTTGTTCTCCATAAGTTTATTGATGTCATCCAACTTTGCCATATTCTTGTAATTTGAATTCAACAAACTCTCTAATATATTCGGAGAGAAGGTTGATGTACTTTCTCTTGTTGTATTCTTCATAGACTACTACTTCTCCATCTTCACAAGACATAATGATTACAAATTTCTTGACCATAATTCCAGTCATCTCATATAACATACATGCATATGCTGCACACTGGACGAAGTGATGGTCAACCCACTTCTTAGGTTTTGGTTTCTTAGATGTTTTAAAATCTATGATGGATAATTCACCTTCATACTCAGCGATACAATCAACACTGCCAGCAATACCCAGCTCATAACTGAATAGTGATTGTTCTTGTGCATGAATGTTATCAATCTTATCCAAGGTAGGTTTAGACTGCTTGAATAACATCTCTGATAGAGGTTGAACAGAAGGTAGTTTGGAGTTCTTTAGATAATACTCAGCTAGAGTGTGCATATCTGTGCCTCTTGAAGTTGCCTGTTTGGTAACTTTATTGGCTTCCTTTTCTCCTACCTTTGCCCTCCACTCACGAAAAATCTCTCGATTGTAGTGACTAATAACAGACGTAATAGATACTAACTTCTTACCATTTGGAGTGTCATAATATCTAACTCCACCAATCGTCTCCCGTGAGAGAGACGGATAATCAATTTCAATATGGTTAAAAGTCATAGACCTAGTTCATGTTTAGCGACGATGTATTCTTTGACAAGACCACTTCTACAGATATCCTCTGGTTGAAACTCAATAGTATCAAAGGATGGCATTTGATTGATGATTCTCATGAAATCAACAATACCATTCCTCTCATGAGTTTTTACCAAGTCAGTCTGTGTGGCATCACCACAGAAATTGATCTTACTATTCTCACCTACCCTAGTAATGATTGAGTCAAGTTCGTGAAAGTTTAGGTTCTGAAACTCGTCAATAATAAGGATAGAATTATCAAAAGTTGTACCCCTGATAAAAGATGTACTCCAGAAACTTATTGTACCCTGAGATTTGAGATTTGCATAGAGCATCTCAAACGAATTGTCATCTGGCATCTCGAACATATATTTCACCATGTTCTTGTAGGGAATCTGATAGATATCAGACTTATCCTCATGATCACCAGGAAGGAAACCAATCTCTCTGGTGGGTACAAGAGATCTGACGATGTAAATCTTGTCATATGGTGTCTTTGTATCCAACACATCCATGAGAGCGTTGTAGAGAGTGATGAAGGTCTTTCCTGTACCAGCTACACCATATGCAACCAAATTCTTATCTTCAGAGTATGAATTAAAAAACTTCTCCTGATTTTCTGTCAGTGGTTCAATCTTCTTGATATAATCAAGGTTAATAGGTTTTTTTCTTTTCATAACTCTATTACTCATACCAAATGGGACTGGATTAGTGTTACCGATACCTGACTTACTCTTTCTTGGCATAAAATTAAACTGGTTTTACGTTTGAACCTGGCATTTTGTTGACCTTGGCAAGGACATCATTCCATCCAGGATGAGATTTTTTAAGTTTGTCATAAACTTCTCCCACTTCTCCAAACTTAGGAGCATTTTCGGGAGTATAATACCTTGCCCAATCAGGATTATCATTACACCACTGGTCCCAATCGTGAATACTCATCTTCACTTCCTTAGTTTCACCAGTATCTTTATGTTTAATGGGATAAGTTGCCACTAATTCACCTCATCATGTGTGTATATTTATTACCAGTCCAAAGCTTCAGCAATGGATGGGAACTGTTCAACAAAAATACTTTTTGCTGAGTTGGCAATATCCATATGTTCCTTCTGAGTTCCATGTGCAGACCTCAGTTCAATGTAATGAACCCAACTGCGAATTGAGCCAGTCATGTACATTTTTGTTGGTACGGCGAGGGGGAGTACAAATCGAGAACACTCCTTTGCGATCCCATCATCCAACATTTTCTGATACAACTCCATTCCCTGTTTGAAGTGTTGTTGCATCAACATCTCATATTTCTGAACCACGAACGGATCAACATCATCGATACTATTCTGTCGGTTCTTGTCATCTTGTCGTCGCAGTTGTGGTAGGGGGATCGTCTCTGCGAGTAGGGAAGAATCAGCATAACGTTGTGAGAATTCTTGATATGTAAAAGATCTATGACGCAACACTTGAGCTGCCAATCCTCTAGTAGTTGAGACCTCCAGAGTCATAAAAGCTTGTTCAAAAATACTCCAGTGCTGATGTTTAATACAATACTTAATCAGACCAGAGAACTTCTCACTGTCCTGATTAGAAGGATTACTCACACGGGCACAGTAAGCAATGTGTTTCTCAGCATCTGGTGTCACTGAAATTAATTTACAATCGTTCATTTCTTCTCCTGTTTTCTCACTTTCTTGAGTTCTTTTACTTCTGATTTAATTAGTTGGTAAGCTTCTTCAGCTGTAATCTTACCACCCATTTCCATACAAGTATAGACTTCAACTCTTGTCCCAAAGTGTTGAAGAGCTCTCTCGAATGTATCTAGTTCTTCATACATCTCAGTTGTCCTTAAAGTAAGCGTTGAAATAAGCTACGAGACCACTGGTAGTTTTATTACCTTGAGATATCCATGTATCAGCACACTCATAGATGTTCTGTGTCCCGTAAGTTACCTCATTAATATTGACAGTGCCAAATCTATTGAGGAGAACATGGATACACTGAGACCTCAACTTGAGACGATGATCATCATATCTCCAGTCCTGATTACTCGTCATCTTCAAATACCTCGTCATAATCGGGAAGGGGTGGTAGAGACCCGTCTATCATCTCAGTGTAAGACTTTACATCCGAGTAGACCTCAGACTCCAATGCGTCTACCAGGAGCTTGAGGTTACGAACAATCAATTTGAGTTTTTCTTGTTCCATAATACAATATCAATATAACATTTTAAGCACAAAAAAGGGACCTGTCAAGCAGGTCCTGATTTGTAATATAAGTGACTCACCTAATGTAAGTATGACCACGATAGCAAAAAGTGCCATGTGACTCCTTATTCTCTACACAACGAGTAGAATATTCAACACCACGATACGAGGTGTGGGCAATCTGTGCGTCATGGACAGCAGATGCTTTGTTAATCTGCTTCTTGATGATGTTAAGTGTGTTCATTGTAGGTACTCCTAAAGTAGTTGGATTTTTAGGTCCGTTCCTTTAGTCGTTTGCGTCCCATATACAATTAGGATTCGACTCCTTCATAACTTCAATTAATTCAACCCTAACTTGATTGTTAAGATTTTCATTACTCTTTATCCGTAACATGATACTATCAGCATCATAGCAACTGAGCGATGAATATAAAAGAAATTCAATCATGGGATGAACGGCTCCGTTCCGCGACTTACTTGCGTCTCACCCTAAAGTGAGATGAACGTCAGATCTTATTATAGACCTCATACACTATTTAGTCAAGTGTCTTCGTATCAACACGAACATTTGTAGTTATGATCATTAAGGTAGTGTAAAGTCTCTTTGAGATCCCCACGATGTTTGAGTCCAATAGAGATTTGTGGGTACTGAGCTTCCTGACCAAACTCTGCATGAAACTGTTTGTCAGTAAAGTCTTGATTCAAAACATACTCATGAAAGTCCTCATGAATACTTTTCAGAAGCATACCAGCCCGTTCACACTCTTGACTACCGTTAGAATAAATTACTGCTTGCATGGTTTTTCTTTGTAGGTAATAGTTATTTGTTTGTATACTTCATCTCGATTATCACTATTGTACACATTACAACGTTCAATCTTAGCATCTAAGATCTTCACTACATTATCTATCTGCAAATTAACTGCGAAATCTGTAAATTCAGGAGTGATTCCTATTTTATTAGATCCTGGTGTGTTAAAATCATCCATTGTCAATACCTTTAGGAAAGTTTTCAATCTCAGTTAGTTCATAATCCCAGTCTTCCATAACTTTATTAGCAAGGAATCTATCAGACAACATTTCAAGTTCTTTCTCAGCATACTCTCTAGTCTCTGCCTCTAACCAAACATCAACTACCTTACCTAATCTAAGTTTCTTGATATCTAAATCAGACAATCTCTTACAGGCATCTCTCACAGCGTTACCGGGAGAGTCATCAACCTGTGACCTCAGACGAATGAATACCAGCGCTTTAAACTTCATTATTATAATATGCGATAGTTGCGTGAAACTTATCTATAGGATCAATTGTTTCTCCCAATGAACTTCTTATTCTTTCTTTGACTTCTTCATTACTAATCTCTTGCAAGATTTGTCTCAACTCATCATCATCAAACTTGACGTAATAGTTATCACGATGTTTCATTTCTTTCCCTCTCATCAAGTGCTTCATTAATAATTTGTTTCAACTCTTTACGTTCCTCTTCAGTAAAGATTGTACGTTTAGGTATGATGAGTGGAGGATATTCTCTCTTAGTATGAGTAATACCTTCAGAAGGAAGACTCATTCCTTGTGTGTCAATTTTGTCCATTGTTTTTATAGTTATTGTAATGTTTCTCTTGATTCAAACTCTTTGATCATCCTTTCAACTTGTTTTCTATCAGTTCCACATGGAGCATTATTTAAGCAAATTAAAATACAGTCTCTATCACTGATAGTTGGTTTAATTGTAAATCCCCACTTATCTACTTTAGGAAGTTCTTTACCAATATCACTTATAAACTCACTCATTTTACTTCTCCAATAACCCAAGACCTCATACCATATGGTTTGTCAGCAATCAATGTCTGAGTCAATTCAGATACTTGTTTTGGTACAACTAAACAGAATCCAATACCAAGATTGAATACATTACGCATCTCATTCTCAACAATGTCTCCTGCCTCCTGAATCTTGTTAAAGAGTTCTGGTCTATCCCAAGAATCATAGTTAACATCAACGGTAAGACCATTTGGGAGGCACCTAGGAAGGTTCTCAGGAAGTCCTCCCCCTGTAATATGTGCCATACCAAGAATGGGAACTTCATCCAACAGGTACTGGATTAGACGGGCATAGATGGTGGTAGGTCTCAGCAGTTCTGGCATCTCCTTATACTTAATATAATTTCTCCACAACATATCATTGACAAGAGTGTATCCATTACTATGAAGACCACTACTCTCAATACCAATGACTACATCACCAGCTTGGATGTTTCTACCATCAACAATATCATTCTTCTCTACAATACCAGTGCAGAAACCAGCAACATCATAATCAGATTGTCTGTAATGTTCCGCAGTTTCTCCACCTATAAGTTCCATTCCAGCTATTGTACAACCAACGTTAATTCCATATACAATGTCACTGACGTTAGCATCAAGTGATTTTGCAGAGACATAATCTAAAAAATATAATGGTTTAGCTCCAGAACATATAACATCATTGACACACATAGCAACGAGATCCTGACCAATAGTGGTGTAATCATCGGCAATCCTACAGATATTCATTTTAGTTCCGACACCATCAGCACCAGATACCAGCACAGGTTGTTCATATCCTGATGGGACTTCCATGATTCCACTGAAACCACCAATGTTAGGTGCCAGTACCTTTAAATATTCTACAAAGGAACGTCCCTTGATAATGTCAACACCAGCAGTCTTATAATCCATTAGTGAATTTCTCCTTTCGCAATTTGTTCACGACGTTTTAGTTTCCATACTATGTAATCCATCGTTGGAATACACATAGGATTCCAACCTACAAATGTTGTGGATTCCTTACTTGGTATCTTCCAACAGGGAGCATCATCATTGTCAAGATCTAATGATTTACGATATGCTTCATCACCATACATAACAACTGCTCTCTCAGCAACATTCAAACTCTTGAAACAATCAAAGCAATTCTTTCTAATCTCATCAGGTATTCTGTGTTTCATCGAATAGCAAGGGGTTGTAGTCGATCAAGAATCTCACGATAGGCAGGAACAATATCACCTTCATCTTTTCTGAATAGATCCTTATCAAATCTTTCGTCACTACCAATCTTCCAGAGTCTCATACTATCAGGACTAATCTCATCGGCAAGATACAAATCACCATGAGCATCATATCCATACTCAACTTTAAAATCTACAAGATCAATACCCATAATATAAAACATCTGACGAAGATAATCATTAATCTCTAGAGTCATCTTAACAAAAGGTTCTGGATCATATCCCATCAGACGCACACGATCTGGTGTCAGAAGAGGATCATGCTTACTATCATCCTTCAAAAAGAACTCTACAATCGGTTGTGGTAATGGCGTACCTTCTGTCAAAGTTGTCTCACGAACAATAGATCCAGCAGCACGATTTCTACAAATAACTTCTAGAGGAACAATACTAACCTTCTTACAAATCATCTTATTAGCACCAACCATATTAATGTAGTGATTGGGGATATGTTCCTTGGAAAGTTTCTCAAAGATAATAGATGAAATACTACAACAGAGAGATCCTTTTCCTAAAGGATGATCTTCTTTCTCTCCATTCCCTGCAGTCACCTTATCATGATACTCAATGATGACTTGTTCTGCATCATCACCTTGATATACAGTTTTTACCTTTCCTTCGGTAATTACTTCCATTAATCTCTTTGTCTCCAGTCTTTTGGTTTATCTTGCTGAAACCAGTCTTTGATGTCATCAGCAC